GTTCAAGACTTATCCTAGAACATTTATGATCCTGGCTTGTCTGGGTAACTACACATCAAGAACCGGTGTGTGTTGGCCTAATCAGATTACTATTGCTAGAAACTTACACATCACACAATCAACTGTGTCCAAGCACATACAGAAACTAATCCAATGGGGTTACTTGCGATATGCAAAGAAACATCCTGGACTAAAAGGTAATAAATACTTTATGGTGTTTGATCCTAGTGTTAAGGAAGAGGATGCTAAAGCTATAGCTACAGTAAATGATAGATCTTATGAAGAGAAGGTAGATGTTCCGAAAGGCCCCCTTATGAATAAAAACAGTAATAGCAAATATTCCCCTAGAGTGAATAATAAGAAAGACACTAATAAGGTAAATATTCCTTCTAGTGAATATGTAGATATTCCTTCAGAGCGACTACATAACACTCCAACTAACAATATATCTATTCTTAATAACAGTAGATTGATAATGAATAGTTATGTTAAATTCTGTAGAGAAATATTCGGACAGCATAAAGTTTACGATATTAAGCAAGAAGATTTGGTAAAGAGTTGGCTGCATAAAGGATTGCATCCGGATACAGCCATTGCCAAGATCAAGACTACGATACAATGGAGGAAGGATAATCGATATGATTGTCCTGGATCTATCTATTTCTTTAAGCCTATATTCTTTAAGGAACATAAGGATAATAATACATTGGATATACAGAAGATGATTAAGAGAATAGCTAACAAGAAGAGGATGCCCTGGAAATAATAGATTTTACAAATCGTAAAGGTTCGTATATGTTTTGTATTGTAAGAAGATTGAGAAATACAGGGGCAGAAAACCTGGCTTTTTATTTCATAAAAAGTTGGACACCCCTTTGCCCCCTGGGTGCGTATATCTATAGGGGGGTATCACACAATTTTTTTACAAATAAAACATGAAACAAACAAGTGAGGAAATATATGTCTAAACCAATATCCAGCAACAGAGGATTTAAGTTTTACAAAGGTGCATCTATTCCAGAAGGATTAGAAGTTATCATCGAAACTTGGCCTGGTGCTGATTACAATAAGGATACAGGAAAGTACATTCCGGTTCCAGGAAGAGTAGATACAAAGATCTACAAGAAGGATGAAACAAAAGAATATAAAAAAGGTGATCCTATTTTATTCTTTAGTACATTCGAGAATAAGGATGAGGAACCTCCTGTCAATCTAGCAGCCGAACAAGCTGATAAGGAAGAAATGGATGACGCAATCCCCTACTAAAAAGAGGATTATAAAACCCCCTCTGGATCGGTTCGGTGGTGTCCGAGTGGTTCAGAGGAGGATTAGAAAGTCCGAAGTCATTGAGCATAACAAAGATAATGTTGCTCAAGAATTAATTGATATAGCTACTGCAAATATTGATGAGATAATGAATTGGGATGATGAGGGTAATGTTACTATTAAGGATCCTAAAAATATTTCAAAGTCAGCAATCAAAGCTATAAAAAAAATTAAAGTAACACCGACAAAGATGGGGCCACAGTTAGAAGTAGAGCTGCATGATAAAGTTGGAGTGTTGAGAGTGTTAGCTAAAGCATCTGGTTTATTAGAGCAAGAGCAAGATGTAGATAGACCAAGTGTTGTACAGATAAACATGAGTGGGCCGGAAGAACCTAAAATAGTGGAGGCAGAAAATGTTGAGGTTAATGAACCACAAGGAAGTGGAGAAGATCCAGGTGGCGATGCTCAAGAACAAGTTGAGTGATCGTGAGTGTGCGAGAAAGTGTGGCAAGAATATAAAAGATTATAGGGATATAGTCTTTAGAAGAAAACAAGAAGATGACAGTAGAATTCAATCAATAGTAAAGGCAATAACAAATGACTAAAAAGTTAAGGATATTATCATTAGGAGCTGGGGTACAGAGTTCTACTCTAGCATTAATGATAGAAAAAGGACAAGTACCAATGGTAGATGCTGCTGTATTTAGCGATACATTTGGTGAACCTAAAGCTGTGTATGAATGGCTTGAATGGTTAAAAAAAAAATTATCTTTTCCTGTTTATATGGTTTCAAAAGGAAATTTAAAACAAGATATGCTTGATGCTGTTAATGGAGTTGCTAGATATAATAAATGGATTGATATTCCTGTTTTTACAATAAACTCTAAAACAGGAAAAAAAGGATTGTTGCGTAGGCAATGTACCAGCCAATATAAAATATTGCCGGTAAATAAAAAGATTAGAGATTTGCTTAATGTTGGTTATCGTAAAAGAGTACCTAAAGATACTGTTGTTGAAGTTTTAATGGGTATTTCTTACGATGAAATAATTAGAATGAAAGATAATAGGATAAAATATATTACTAATGTTTATCCATTAATAGATAAAAAATTTAAAAGACAAGATTGTATTAATTGGATGAAAGAAAATAATTACCCTACTCCACCAAGATCTGCCTGTACCTTTTGCCCATATCATACAAATACTGAATGGCGAAGAATTAAAGAAAATAAAGAAGAATGGGAAGATGTTGTAGCTTTAGATAAGGCTATTAGAAATGGTACTAAAAATGGTGATGAGATTTTTTTACACAAAGATTGTGTTCCATTAGATAAAGTAGATTTAAGAACCAATGCTGAAAAAGGACAACCAGATTTACCTTGGGAAGATTTTGGACAACTTGATAATTGTGAAGGATATTGTGGTGTTTAATTTAGATCAAGATAAAATAAACCAAATAAAAACTAAAATAATTAATTCAGAAAAATTTGATTTTAATGAAGAAGAAAAAGATCTTATATATAAAATGGCTGGATTTGATTTATTAAATAATTCAGAATTAAAAGCTGTAATATTATTAATGTTAGGAAAAGAATGAGTAACGCAATAGCAAATCTAAATCTAGACTTTAGTACATCCCCTACTGTTTGGAAATTTTTAAATGATAAAAGTTTTGTAAGAGGATTAATGGGGCCGGTGGGTTCTGGTAAGTCTTATGCTTGTGCAGCAGAGATTATGATCAAAGCTGTTAATCAAGTACAAAGTCCTCGTGATGGGATCAAGTATTCTAGGTTTGTTGTAGTTCGTAATTCTTATCCGGAGTTGAGGACAACTACTATTAAAACATGGCAAGAGTTATTTCCAGAGAACATTTGGGGTGCATTTAGATGGTCACCTCCATTAACACATCATATAAAATTACCGGCAAGAGATAATGCTCCAGGTATAGATTGTGAAGTTATCTTCCTGGCCCTTGATCAACCTAAAGATGTTAGAAAGTTATTATCAATGGAATTGACAGGAGCTTGGGTTAATGAGGCTAGAGAGCTGCCTAAAGCTGTTATAGATGGATTAACACACAGAGTTGGAAGGTATCCTACTAAAGCTGATGGTGGATCTACTAATAGATTTATTATTATGGATACTAACCCAATGGATGATGATCATTGGTGGTACAGACTTGCAGAGAAAGAAAAGATGAAAGGTAAGTTTGCTTGGAAATTTTTTAAGCAGCCAGGAGCTGTTGAAGAAGTTATCCAGGATGAGCTGCCAGAAAATCCAGAGGCTAATGGTTTTGTTTATTCTGCAAACAAATGGTGGATGCAAAACCCTACAGCAGAAAATCAAAAAAATTTAACAGCCGGATATTATGAGCAGACTTTACTCGGCAAAAATATTGATTGGATTAGATGTTATGCCCAGGGAAAGTACACTTATGTGCAAGAGGGTAAGCCTGTTATGTCCGAATACGATGACACATTAATGACAGAGGAATTCCTGGAACCAGATATTCAATACCCTATCCAGGTAGGTGTTGACTTTGGTTTAACTCCAGCTGCTATCTTTGGTCAGAAGTTACCTAATGGACAATGGCGAATACTTCATGAGCTTGTAACATTTGATATGGGCCTGGAAAGATTTGGTTATATGTTGAAAGGTGAATTAGAAACAAGATTTCCAAAGTACGATGTATTAGTTTGGGGTGATCCAGCTGGACAGAAGAGAGATGAGATCTTTGAAGTTACAGCATTTGATCATTTAAGAACAATAGGATTAGTTGCTAGGCCCACAGCTACGAATGATTTTAGAGTTCGTAGAGAGGCTGGTGCAGCTCCAATGAATAGGTTAATCCAAGGTAAGCCTGGATTGTTAGTTGATAAAAGATGTAAGCGATTAAGAAAAGCATTATCTGGTGGCTATCATTTTAAAAGAGTTCAGATCTCTGGTGGTGAGAGATTTAAAGATCAACCAAATAAGAATGAGCATTCCCATGTTGGTGATGCTTTTATGTATTTATTATTAGGTGGTGGTGAA